CTAGAGGATGGATATTATAAAACAAATGACAAACCAGCTGGCTATGAGTAGAAAAAAAATTCCAATTTATTCAGGTGTAATAAAGTATTTTCCTGATGCATTGCAAGAGGTTGCTAAAGTTAGTTATGCTGGATCAAAACAGCATCATCCTGATCAGCCAATGCATTGGGATCGAAATAAATCAACTGATGATCTAGATGCTTTAATGAGGCATTTAATAGATTCTGGATCAAAAGATGATGATCAGATCTTACATGATGCAAAAGTCGCATGGAGAGCTTTAAGTAATCTCCAAAAGTTAATCGAAAATAATCCAAAACTAAAATCCAATGTTAAATAATTTAAAAAAGAAAAATATCTCAAATGAGAAATACCATTCAGATCCAGCAATATCATGCTCAGGGATCAAGAAAATAGTTTCAAATTCATTATATGATTACATTCATCCAGATCCTAACAAAGAGCAATCAAAGGCCATGATCATTGGATCAGCAACTCATTCCTTTTTATTGGAAAAAGATAAATTTTTAAGTGAATTTTATATAATGCCAAAGATTGATAAAAGATCAAAAGATGGTAAAGAAAAATTTGCCTGGCATAATAAACGAGCTGAGGGAAAAATGATCATAGATGATAATGATTATCAGATCCTCCAGCAAATGGAACATAATAGAGATAAAATTGATCTAGCAAAAAAGTATTGCAAAGGAGAAATTGAAAAATCATTTTTTGGCCAATATGATGGAATTGATATAAGGATCAGGCCAGATATAATAAATTTTAAGGAGGGATGGATTGGAGATATAAAAACAACTAGAAATATTAAACCATCTAAATTTAAATATGAATGCAAAAATTTCAATTATCATCTCCAGGCTCATTTTTATTCATATATGCTAGGCTTAGATCCTAAGGCATTCAGGATCATTGCAATTGAGAATGTTCATCCATACAAGATTGATGTTTTTAAATTTTCTGATGAAATGCTAGAGGAGGGGGAAATGCTTTGGAGAACTGGATTGAATCAATATAAAAATTATCTCGAATCAGGAGAGATCTCTGGCCATTTATGGCATGATCTGGATGATTCTGGAGTTAAAATATTATAAAATGGGATCTGGAAAAAACAAAAAAAGAAAGATCCTGGAGATGTACGTTAGTGATCCAGCTTATGGGATTCCCAGGATTGCATTTATGGCTGATTGTACGGAACAATATGCAACTAAGATCATCCAGGATTATCACAGAGATATAACTGAATATTATCATTTATGCATTGCTCCAGCATGCTCAAAAGAGAATGAATTTTATTTGTTTAGTGATAATGGAATGCAAAAAAAATTAATTATTGAGGATTCTGTTGTATCTTGTAAACAGGGGCTAACAAATCTGGAGGCATTATTCGTTAAATTAAATTTAGGCAGAGATATCAATGAGCAATCAATATCAAAAATGGCTTACTAAGGAAAACAAATTACAGCATGCTGTGATTTCATGGATGGGATTTAATTATCCAGAGGCCCTTTACACTCATGTTCCAAACGAGGGTAAAAGATCAAGATGGGAGCAATATCTAATCAAATATTTAGGCGTTAAGGCTGGCGTTCCAGATCTTTTAGTTTTCGATCCTAATAAAGAATTTAACGGATTAGCAATCGAATTTAAAATCAAATACAATAAACCAACTGAAAAGCAAAAAATGTGGCTAGATCTATTAAAAACCAAAAAATGGAGCTGTCATGTAGTGTATAATTTTGATGATGCTGTCGCAATCATTGACAAATATTTTAATGATGTTTTATAACTTTATTTATTACAATCAATCAACGCAAAAAGTTAGATGCAAAACAACCAACAAAGATAATCCAGATCCTGAATTTGAGTTTGTTGGAAAAATGACTAAAACGGAGTTTGATTTATTAATTGAAGTTTTATTTGAGCAACATGGAGATAATTATATCTCATTGGATCAGTTTGTTGATGTTTATTTGCAGATCAGAGATTTCTCAGATGAATTAAAAAAGTTAATTAATGAGCATAAAGATTTTTAAACCAAAGGAATTAGAGCAATTCACAGCAATTCCAAATAATATATTTCGCAAAAAAGGGATCTCAATGCAAGCCTCTGGCTTATATGCCTGGCTTTTTTCTCACAGATCAGGCCATGGCATATCAGTTTCATTTATTGCTGGGCACTTTAAAAATGGGAGGGATGCCGTTAATACAGCTCTGAATGAGTTGATCTCAGCTGGATTCATAATTAAAAAGGATCTAAGATCCAAAGGTAAATTTGAGGGATATGATTTGCATTTAACTCTAGGATCTCCAGGCCCTGGAAAACCGAAAACGGAAAAACCGAAAACGGAAAATCCCCAACAAAGTAATAATATTATAAATAAAGATATATATAATAATAATAAAAAGCTCAAAACCATTTTGCCTCACTTTATTGATTTATTTCCTGATCAATTTAAGCCTAAAACAGCATCAAACAAACAATCATGGATTGATTGCCTAGATAAGCTGGAGAGGCTGGATAAATACGATCTCAGGCTTGTATATAAGATTGCAAAACATTTTAGAGATGATCAATTCTGGAGTAAACAATTTTTAACTTTATTGAAACTCAGGAATAAGGATAAAAATGGCCTAAAATATATTGATCGATTTGCTGATTTATATCAAGATCAAAGCAAGCCAGATGCATTTAAAAAGATTAAGGGGCTAAAAAAATTCTATTTAGATCAGGATTTTAATTTATTTGCTGATACCAATAATCAAGTTTTGACTGAATTTCATTTAAAACAATTATTATCAGATCGAGATATAAAAGAAATAATCAGATACATAAGAAATGATCAACAATAAATATTACAATTTAACGGATCATGAGATGGAATTAATCTCATTTGTTGCAAACCAACGCCAAAAGAATAAAGAAAAAACAGGCTTTGATGGATTAAAAACAAAATCTAAAAAACCGAGATTAGAGCTTAATAAGATGGGATTTGGAGCTGAATTTATATTCTGTAAAGAGATGAATCTAATGCCTGATTTTAAAATACACAACAACAGGAAATCTAATGGATCAGATGATTTTGATGCAAATTATAATGGTTTCTCTGTTGATGTTAAATCAACATCTGGGGATTATCCATTAATGATCTCTCCAGATCTTAAATCAAATTGTGATATTTATGCCTTTTTTAGATCATTTAGCCCTTACAGCTCTTATAAATTCATTGGATTTGCTACAAAAGAGATGTTATTCCAGGATAAAAACATATCAGGGAGATATTTTGGAAATTACAGGCTTTTTGATCATGATCTTATCAATATAAACCAATTAAACAATAAACTAAACATAATTAAATGAATATAATAAGCGAGCTCCAGGCCCTGGGGATTGATCTAAAAAATAGATCTAATGGCCAAATTAAAACAAAATGCCCTAAATGTTCACATACTAGAAAAAAAAAATCAGATCCATGCTTATCAGTAAACATCAATGATGGTTTCTATAATTGCCATAATTGCAATTGGGCTGGATCAGTTAGATTTAAACAAAAAACTGAATATATATTGCCAGATTTAAATCCTGGGGATTTATCAGATAAAATTATTGATTATTTTAAATCAAGATCAATCACAATGCAAACTTTGATTAATTTTAAGATTACTGAATCATTGAGATATTTTAGTCAAACAAATAGCAAACAAAAAGCAATCAATTTTAATTATTTCCGAGATAATAAGCTCATAAATATAAAATACAGAGATTCCAGGAAAAACTTTGGAATGGAAAAAAATGCTGAGCTGATATTTTACAATCTAGATTCAATTAAAAACCAAAAAACCTGTTATATAGTTGAGGGAGAGATTGATGCATTATCATTGCATGAAGCTGGGATCAAAAATGTTATATCTGTTCCTAACGGAGCCAGCTCAGGATCTCAAAAATTAGAATATCTGGATAATTGCATCAATTACTTTAATGAAATGGAGGAAATCATAATTTTTGCTGATTCTGATGATCCAGGATTAGCATTGAGGAATGAATTAGCCAGGCGTTTAGGCAAATACAGATGCAAATATATCGATTCTAATGGCTTCAAAGATGCAAATGAT